TCCTTTTCTGAGTACATATTTTGAATATTTGCAGTAATTAAGTCATTTCCATATAGTAAAGGAGCACCACTACTATTAACTGTCTCTAATTTTCTCCTTATTGAATAATTCACAGATGATGATGGAGATCCACTTAATCCATCTAAGGTAACTTGATTTCCAATTATTGTTTTAACTGTTGCATCGGCAAAAACAACTGTTTCAGATGCTCCCAACAACACATCTACAGTATCTCCCTTTTTTAAGGAAGATGGATCGGGTGTTGTTTTTAAATTAAATCCATTAGTATAACTCTCTACAAAAAATCTAGAACTTGTATTGTAAATCCATGAATTTGCGAATATTTGCTTGAATGTTTTATTGAATGATGGGTTTTTTATTTTTTCTCCCACATTTTTTACATAAATCTTCTCACCTTCGGTGATTGAGGAAACATCATCTATTGTTTCAACATCTGATAGAACTCCAGTTATTCGTATCTCTACTTTTTTTGAAGTATCACCATCTTCATAACCAAAAAAGACATCATTTGTCCTAATTGGTGATTTTATACCCATTGCATTATCAATCCCATCACATCCTAAGAATTGATTAACAGTTTTTGAAGAATATGTGATTATATTATCACCAGATAGTAAAGTTCCTGTTGTCCCAAATCCAACGGTACTATCAACAGTAATAACTGATGATCCCACGGATACAGGATTTATATTTGAAGTTTTTGGTTGTATTTCAAAAGTACCTTCGATTAAATCTCTATCATCAAACCCCACAAATAGTCCTAATTTAAAATATGTGCTTATACCTGACCTTGTAAATATCTCAACTTCAGAAACTGACGCTTGAGTTGCCAGATCAGATGCTTTTTTAATTGTTTGACCAACTAATTTATCTGGATCTCCAGAAATTCTCTCAGCAACAACTATTTCTCTTCGTAGAAACTCTGCTGATGATGGTTTTGGTAAATATTGTTCTAAATCAATAACTTTTGGAACTTCACCATATAATACTTTAAATAATATCTTATATGACTCCTCAGTTCCTTTTGATTCATAGAGAGTTCTTGCTTCTTTGATAAAATTATTTACATCAAGATTTGAAACAAAATCAACATTTTCTAAACCTGGAGTTAACGTGTATTTTAATTTTTTGTAGAATTCTTTTAGAAAATTAGAACTTAAATTGATAACTTCTTTACCAGCATCGTGTGCTGCCTGATTAGTCTCTTCAAAAAGTAATTCTTCAGAGTTTAAATCAGTTCTATAACTACTAATTCCACTAAAACCACGAACAACACCAGTAAAAGTGTTTGTTGTTAATCCTGTATAAGTGAATATTTCATTATCAATCTTAAAAAGACCATATTGGTCAGGGAATCCCTTGGTAGAATAAACTTGAACACTATCCGTGGTTGAAGAAATACCTGAATATAGTGTAGTTTTTCCAGTTATGACCTCTGGAGTTAAATTATCTAACTTTATATACTGATCTAAGTTATCTGCAAGATCAGTTGCACCAGATTGATGCTCTTGAGAGATGTAATACTGTTTTAAGAAGTCAAGCGTCTTTGGACTCTCTGCCCGAATGAAGTCAGGGAGTTGATTCGCTAGTATTTGCTGAACCTGTACTCGTTTCTCAAAACCAGTTTGTATCATTTCTTAGTATCCGCCTCCAGACGATGGTGTGCCTGAGCTAGTGCTTGTTGTAGTTGATGATGTAGTAGTTGTGGTTGATACTGAAGCAACTGCCATTGATGTATCACCTCTTTTCAGACTTCCATTCAAATAACTTGATGTTGTCTTATATCCGACACCAGATATCTGCTCTCCAGATGAAATTGTATCCTTAATCATATTTATTGTGCTATCTGCAACAGAAAAACTTAAATATAAGTCTTTCAATCCAATTACATCATTTGAATCAGGGCATGCTTGGATCTCAATAATATCATTTGATGCAACAGTTGATGTTATATTTAAAGTATTAACCATTATTTCACCTTTTTCATAATCTATTGATCCTGCAGACTTAACTACGACAATAAATTCATCAGATGTTGTTGATTCCTTAACAACTGATAATGTTCCCATATTACCAGTAGCATCTGGAACATCTGTAAAGTATAATGTGCCTGATTGATTAGCTAAAGTAAATCCTGTGCTCTTAATATTGAATCCACCTGAGTTTTTCTTAAATTTATTACCATAACATATCTCATATTGTGCAGATTGATTAATCAAAGCCTTCAAATTACGTCTAATTATAACTCTAGTTATATTTGATGTAATTGATATGTCTGAACTATCAATAATTTGAGCCAATTTACTATATTTAAATCGACCACCAAACTTATTGATGTTTGAAGATGAGTATGTTGATAAAATGCCCATCACTTTACTCTTTACATCGTTTACGTCACTTACTTGCGAACTATTAAAGTATACCGCACTATCAATTTCAACATATAATACTTTAAGATCGACTATTTTTTGATTTATTCCAGATAATGAGTAATTTTTTAGTTTTGATAAGATATTTTGTTTATCAAAGTCAGAGACATAATCACCATTCTTAGGTTTTATACTAATTACCACTTGTCCAAACTCAGGTGGATCAAGTTCCTCGCCCCCTACAACCGCCACAGACTCCGTGTTAGGGTAAACTGACTGTATTATTGCTTCATAGTCTCTAGCGGTCACTGCACGGTACTGAGAGGAGTAAATACGAGGTGCAAAGTACTTTATTGAGTCAACACTTTCAATATCTCCACCATTTTGTGCAGAAATATTAGTGTTTATGACTATATCGCTTGTAGGAACTATAGCATTTCCTAAATCATCGACAACTCTACCTGCGTAAGAGAAACTTGATGGACCATTTCCATCTTTTCCATCAGTTATAATATATGTTGCTGTAATTTTATCACCATTTTCTAGTTTTTTGCCAAAATATCCGTCTCCAAACAATAGTTCATACCTCTCATCCTTGATTTCTTGAATTAAATAGGTTTCTGATGTAGAATCTATATTTAAAATGTTAGATGCAAGTGAATATTCTCTTCCAACTCCTGAATCATTAAGGTCTGCGACTTTTACAACGATTGTTGAGCTGTCTATAAATGAATTATCAAGTAAAAAACGCTGATCTAACGATCCATCAACCACAAATTGCTTTCTTAGAAAGGTTCCTTGGAAAATATCAATATTATTAAAGGTTGCAACACCATTTACGATGGTTGTAGTGATATCGTTAGGTATTGAGAAGAGATAATTTGTATTTTCAACTGTTCCCACACACACTAGACCCGCTGTAAGAGTCGCTGTAGGAGCAGTAGATGTAGTATTATAGGTAAAACTGACCTGTGCCTTAGCAGCAGACCTTGAACGTGGTACATATCCTATATTTCTTGCTAAAGAGACAACATTTTCACGAATTGTTGCTGAATCTAAGAAAGATTCGTTTACAACCATGTTAGAATTAAAGGCAGTAATGTAAGTATTGTACGCTAAAGTATCAATTAAAACCGAAAAATTAGAACCTTCAAAGTCAAAGTCCTTAAAATCGGAATTTGCACGAAGATAACTCTTTATCTGTGTTTTTATCTGATCAAAGTCAAGATTTGTAAACTTAGTGAAAGGCATATTATCGAGTTGCTTCTAGGATGAACGTAAATTGTTGTGATGGTAAACTTTGCCCAATAATATCAAAGAATATCGTTACGTCAAAATTGTTCCTATCGGGTCTAGGATCGACTTGAACTTGCACATTATTCACTCTAGGTTCATAATTATTAATTACAGTAATAATTTCATCTTCAATGGAGTCAGCAGTCGCTACATCCATAAAATCAAAAAGGAGTCCACGGACTCCAGACCCTATTAAAGGGTTAAAAAACTTTTCACCAGGTATTGTTTGTACTAAATTACGAACAGAACGAACTATCGCCCTCTCGTTTCTAAGAACAGGTAGATCTTTAGTAACTGGATGGGGGTCAAAAGACAAACTTATGTCTTTAAATGACCTTGAAACCCTTTGCCCGTACATTTAATAATAGTTTACTCACTTTATTTATGTGAGTTGTGTAACACTTATCCCAGATCTGGTGTAATATCAATTTGTGCGAGGTCTACAATCCCTGTTATCGCAGTATTTCCCACTCCAACATCATTAAATGCTCTTTCTTTCGCTGTTTTCCAAAAATAATTCTCTTCATTACCTAATCCATCACGATCATGACCGTTTTCAACCTGATAATACACTGTTGAAACCTTAAAATCAGGCATTTTGGGTGTCTCAGGAGTAATACTGTTGTCATAAATCCTCATTCTGTTGTTAGGATAGAGACAAAACTGTCCATTATCAAGTTCAATTAGGTTATGAGACTTATGTTCAGCAGGTTGTTCACTCGTAGAGTAGTCGATTGCGTCAACATCTTGGTGATAATTATCTAAAGTGCAGATATAAGTTCCCGTTTGAGTTCCAAAGTCCCTTGTATATACCTCATAATGCATCGAACCGATGAATTGTTTCTGTACTGCGACCACTCCATAGTCCATACAGTTCCAAAACTGCAGATTATGCAGTGTCATATCTGGATCTGGGGTCTCAGGAGACGAGACAAAAGCGGCTATTGGTAACTTATCATATATCGCAGCGTACTCAGGTAAATAAGTTTCAAAATAAAAGGCACGACCAGGTATACTTTTTGCAGAAACCCAAACTCCTTTGGTAAATTCGCCATGACCTGACTTATGATCGGTCAAATATTCTTTTCTCACCCATACTTCGTAGGATGGTAAGTTAGTTATTAGTGTGCTCATCGTCTATAGGACCTTTATAATGGAATACTTCAACATATGAATAACATTTAGGACAGGTAAAATTAGAAAAAAAGTCATATTCTGACTCCTCTCCATCATTTACATCCTCCATATCGTGATCTGCTCCCCAGATCAACTCAGTTCCGCAGTGCCAGCAGTTCACTTACCCTGCCCTCTGCTTCTTTTTTTAGCTTTATTACGAGAGGTAGCGGAATATTTTGTATGCTGACCTCTTCCTTGTCTTGTTTTTTTGGGTTTTGACTCGATAGTTCCACCCATGTTCCATTTTGCAGCCATTACTCACAAATTTCAGTAGTTAACGAGAGGGGATTCGGGAATTTTCCCTCATAATATTGTTGTGCTATATCCTCCATCATATCACAGTATTCCTCAGTAGTCAAGTTGTCCCCCAATACTTCTTGATTATGACGAATACGATAGCGATAATCAGATGATTCTGGTTTTTTCATGCCCTACACGTACTCTTGGATCACACCATATCTCAAAACCTGCCTCTTTTGCATCTAAACAGAACGAGACATCTTCGCCACACATATCCTGTACCTCACCAGACTCAAAGACTTGCATTTTCGGAGCAAACCAAGGATACTTCATCTCTGCATGCTCAAAGACTCCATTCTTTATCAATAACCATCCAAAACCAGTATAGTCAACTGTAAAGGGTTTCTTTCTCTTACTCATAGTTTCGAGGGTCTCATGGTTCATCACTCCACCGTTCTTACGGAAGTCTTCTTCCTCCATCCAGTGAGCCACCGAACTTGTCTGCCCATCTTCTGTACAATACCATCCAGATGCTAATGGTTGATCCATCAATACTAACTGATAAAACTTCTCTGTATTAAAAACAATATCTGAGTCGATCCATAACTGATAGTCATACTTTAACTTTCCATCCCAAGGAACTTGGTCAGCACCTCGTAACACATTTGCACCTAAACACTTGCAACGTGCAAAGTTTACCATACTACTATAGTCTTGCGATATCTGTATCTGTGCTCCTGCCTGTACAATATCGAAACATAATTGTACAAAGTTCTTTAAGAATGTATATGATACTCCTCTACCAGGTAAACAGAAGACAACTGATTTTCCTCGAATCATCTCCCTTGCTTTATCATAGTCCCACTCTGGTTTTGCCTTTGCTTTTTTCGCAACGGGCGATTTTGCTTTGACTGTAAATCCTTTAGCCATAATAACGTGTAATTACAAACTCATTATACCACTTATATAGTGGACAGTCAATAAGATGATTCTGAAAGTTCTTTTGAGATTGTAGGGTTTTCCTCAATAAAAGTATATGTGATTTCTTCTTTATGGTATGAGGTGTAGAGTTTACCCCATATAAAATGAAAGTCATCTTCGTTCAAATTCTTGAAGATGCATTTATCTTGAAAATAAATGTGATAAGTTTTAGTCTCGTTCATGGATAATTAACTCCTCTCCATCTAATTTAATGTTTAACTCTGTGCCATCGTACCAGTTCATCTCATAGATAATCCACTCAGGAATTCTTATTAAGTATTCGTGAGTATAATCATCGACCTCTACGGACGAAAAATTTTCAGAGAAATTTTTTTGCATTAAATGAAACCACATCTTGATTTTATATATCAAAAAAATTTTTTAAGTGCCTGTTAATACACTTTCGATCTGGGTCGTTTATAGCTTAATGGTACCTTGCCATTTTATATAACGGGGGGCGGGGGCGACCCCCCACCAACTGCTGTATTCACGAACGCACGAATGGGTTAGTCCCTGTCCGTGTACTCACCCTCCACCACTCTGTTACCATTAAGTGCATACCACACTAACTGAGCATGACCATACTGCTGTGCAAGGTCATAGCATAGGTCATAACCAAAGTCATTCACGACTGGTTCTCTGATGATTGTATTTGGGACTTCAACGAATTTTTGTAACATAATTTTGAAATTTGTTTTGTATACCTTTATTATAATACGAATAAGGGTAGTTTGTCTACCCTCAAATATTAAATGAATATTAAGACTTGTAGAACCAAATCTTAAGTGGGTCTGCTGAATTAACTAACCTCTGTATGTTGTCCTGCTGTAGTTTAAGAACTGGGATAGAAGTTTTGTTTGCTTTGCTGATTCCCAACATTGCCTTAATTCCGTTGTTGGAAGTGAGGCGAAGTCTTAAACCTGTATCTACAGTGTAAACTCCTCTTCTTAGAACCAGTTTGCGACT